TCTCCCACCCAATCTTCTTCACCATATGGATCTAATTCTTTGTGTTTTTCTATATTTTCGATTTCTTCTTTTTTAATTTTTTCTGCTTCTTCTTTTGATATTTTTTTAAATCTATTTAAAAACCATCCAGTGTATCCATCAACAGCACAAAAATATTCACCCAAATATTCATAAATATCAGTTATCGTATAAATTTTATTTAATCTAAATTTACCCTGAGCTAACCTATTGTCAATACAAATAACATAATCACCAACTGATATGCCTTCGGCTGATTTAACGTCACGTCTTTCAAATATTTTAAATTTCTTTATCATAATGACACGATTCTCAATTCACAACTCTATATATAAAAAAACGAATATAAACTTTTTGATTCTCAAATCATATAAAATTAAACTCAAAAAATAAAAAATCAATAATGATAAAATTAGATATTCTGATCGACGGAAACTATCTCCTACAAAAATCTGTTCGCATTTTACATAAAAATAAAATCCTAACATCAGAATTATATAACGTAATAGAAAGAGATTATGGAATACTAACAAAAATATATCCTTTTGATAAGATATATTTTATATCAGATAGTTTTAAAAATTGGAGAAAAGAATATTTTACAGAATATAAGGGAACTAGAAAAAAGGATGAAAAAATAGATTGGAATTTTGTATATAAAGAATTTGACAATTTAAAAGAATATCTTAAAACAAAACGTAATTGCTCGCAGTTTCAAGTTGAAAATCTCGAAGGTGATGATATCATCTCCTACGCGGTTAAACAATTGAACGATAAAGGACATTCGACTTTTATAATGTCCAATGATAGTGATCTATTCCAACTCATTAATTATGATTTAGATAAACGTTATATGAATATAATGTATAACTATAAGATGACCGACGATCGCGTCTTTGTACCTGAGCATTATAAAATATTTACTAAACATGTAAGAGACACATATGTTGATGATATATTTGAAGATAATAACGAAATAGAATTTTTGGAATTTATGGATGAATTTATTAGAAAAAGAAAAGTTTCATACATTAATTCTGAATTAGAGCTTTTTGTTAAAATAATGGGACACAATAAAGACAACATAAAATCTATTTATATGAGAGGCGATCGTGGAATTGGAAGAAACGGAATAGAAAAAGTTTATAGTCTCTACAAAGAAACTTATCCCGAGATAATAGATTTCAATTCAGATAATTTCAAAAAAAGATTGTTGGATCACGTTAAATTATATAAGAGATTGAGAGATAGTAGTATGGATAGTAGTATAAATGAAAGATTGGAGAGGAATTTAACTCTTGTTAAGTTAGATGAAAACTCCATGCCAGAATATTTATACAATAATATGAAGAGAGAAGTAAAATTATGAAAGTCGTTTAGAACAAAAAAAGAGGAACTAAGTTCCTCTTTTTTTATATATCTATTCTTTTTGTATAAACATTCACACCGTCTGTTATTTTGATTAAATACAGCCCGTTTGTTAATCCTTCTTTTTTGAATTCAGCTTCGGTTTTTAAATCTTTTTCTAATAGTTTTGTGCCCATAAAATTATATAAAAAAATCTTATATTCTATTTTATCTGTGGTTTTAACCAAGAAATCTATATCCCCTGGATTTATTTTAATATAGATATTAATATCACAACCTTCTTCGGTTCTAATATTTGCCCATCTATCACAATCAAATATTTTAACATAACCGTATCCACAACTATAGTTATGTAAATTTGTTATATAGTTTTCGTTATAATCTTTACAACTTAAAGGATGGGCTGATACTAATACAAGTATTAAAACGAATAATAGTAATAAAATTATTTTCTTCATAATTGATATTTATTTTTTCATTTTATATATATTTAATTCACGTCCAAAAAAATAGCGCATCAATAAATACGCTAATTTTGTTATGAAAAATTTATAGTATGGGATTTAAAATCCCGTCATTATATTTGGCATACATGATGTAACTTATTTTCAATATAAATAGTTGCTTCGAGATGCTCTGAATTATCCAATTGACTTAAAAGATCTCTTGCAATTTCTCTATTTTCAAATATAATTCTACCCTTTTTGTTTCTTCTCGATTTCACCGTTTATTGTAATTTTGCTCTTTTTTTAACAGTTTTTGTTTCTTCCAGTTTACCTTTAAAATCTTCCAATACTATTTGAAGACTTGATGTTATGTTCCCTAATATTTCTTTTTCCATTTTCATTCTATCTTCTTCTACTTTATTATCAAACATCCTATTCATTTTTTCAGATGTTCTCTCGGGAATGTCCACATCGTACCTATATTGATGATTTACTATTGTCAATTTTCCATTTTCTAATAGAAGAAAAGTGCTAACATCTTTCTCCAAAATAAATCTTTTGCTGACAATATATTTTTTATAAGAATCTTTGGAATTCAAATATCTTACATTATCTTCATCATTTAAACATATTTCAAATATGTCAAATGCTAATTGTTGTACCGGATTAAGTACGTCATCTTTATCAATTTTATTCCACAATTTTTTGAAAAAATTTGATTTTTGTTGCGTTTCATCTTCGGTATTTTCTGTTTTTGTCATTTTTTTATTCTTTTTTAGTATTAAAGACTCTCAAATCTAACCCCATATCTGGATATTTAATGGACAGAACTTCATGCGCTGTTTTAAAAGCTCTATTCATAGAGAATTCCTCAATTTCAAATGCATCCACTATCTTATCTTTACCTTTTTTATCATCGATATAGGCTATACATTTGTATGTATTACGCTTATTAATAATTCTATTAAAAGTTTCTGATATAATGTTTTCCATTTTGAAAAATTATTTTTTATTATTCGATTATATCGATTTTTCGGAATAAAGTTTACTTTTTGGGAGAAATCATAACCCATAGCCTTCTTCCATCCATTTTTGGCATATCTTCTACTTTACCATAATTGCTTAAAGCATTTACAAACTTCAACAATAAAAGATTACCCATTTCGATATAATTCATTTCCCTTCCTGAGAAGAACACTAAAGCTTTTACTTTATTTCCTTCTTCAAGAAAATTAATAGCGTGTTTTAATTTAAAATTAAAATCGTGATCTCCAGTGTTATAGGTAAATCTAAGTTCCTTAACTTTTGTTTTTTTATTATTCTGCCTTTGAAGCTTCTCCTTTTGTTTTCTTTCATATAAAAGCTTACCATAATCAACAATTTTACAAATAGGTGGTTTGGCGTTTGGTGATATTTCTACCAAATCCAATTCCATTCTTTCCGCTATAGATAATGCTTCTTGGATACTAACTACTCGCGATTCAATTCCTTCGCCGACGATTCTTACTTCATCGACTCCTCTGATCTGTCTGTTGATTCTTTCTGTTGCTTCTTTTTTGTTCATAAATGTTTTTTGTTTTTTTTTAATTTAATTCTGGATAATTTTTTTTAAAGTTGCTTATATAATTAATTATGTTTTCTGCCCCGACGTTATTCCACGAATGTATTAACACTTCGGGAAGTTTCTTTTTATTTTCAATACAATAATTACAAATCCATTTTGCACAATCATATCCCGTTTTTTCATTATAAGAAAAATAATCTATGACACCATCATCATCTCTGTCGTAATGTTCGTCAGCCAAATCATGATCGCACGAAACAATTTTAGGTAAACCTTTGTTATTGACAACATCGATAAATTCATCATAAGATCGAACAATTATCCAATCTAATTTCAAATATCTATTGTCCTTGGTGTAATTAAAGGCGTCTTGGGGAAATCTCACATCATCCAAAAATAGGTAGTAATCCATTAAAATATTTTTAATAATGTACAAAATTACGTGTTAGTTTTGAAATAAAAAAATTATGCGACCTCTTTTTGATTATAAAGTTTGGTTGTTTCTTCTTCAGCCAATCTTTCTAACGCTTCTTTTTCTTCGTTTGTCATACCATAACCTTTTGATAATTCGTTTATGAAGTTTCTTAACACAAACGTAATCTTGTTCTCTTTATTATCCATTATTATTTTAACTTATTTTTTTAATTTTGTTTAAAAATTTTGGATGAATTAGAAGCCTTGAATATCAGTGAATTAAAATAATAAATAAAAAGCCTACGATTATAACTATTTAAAACTATATATTAAATTTTTTTTTCAATTTTTTCCAAATTCTACTTTATCAACACTTTTATAAAAATTATTTGAATTGTAGTATTTTGAATATGTTTCTTTAACATCATCTAAAGTTATATTATTTATTTGATCTTCTATTGCCCAGCACTTAGGTTTTATGTAAGTTTCCACATTACTATATCTGTTTATTTCAACTGTATCAATTTTATTGAGTATAGAATTTTTAACCTGTTCGAATCTATCTTCATTTAGAAAATATGGATCATTTAAAGTTTCATCTATTCTTTTCATCAAATCTCCAACTTTATAATCGTCTGTTTCAGTAGATATAATATTTATGCCAGAGTAATCACTCAATCTATCTAAAGAGCATCTTATGTAATAAGCTAAACCAGATTTCTTTCTAACATTTTTATATAGAGGAGAGCTTAGTCCGTTAGATATTAAAAAGTTTATAAAGAAAATTGTTGCCCACTGTTCTTTAATAATAGGAGACAAATAAATTACTGAAGATTTGTTAAGAAGAGTTTTATATTCTTCTATATCAGCGTTGTTATTGATGTCATATTGAACTATATAATCGTTCTTAAAATTGTTGAATTCGATGTCAGATTTAAATTGAAAGTTTTTAGATACGTTAATAATCTTAGATGGTCTAGCATAATACTGTAAATAATAATTTTTACATTGTTCTTGCGTCAATTGATATATATCTTCCTTCTTACCTATCGAATTATAAGAGTTTAGAACTTTTCTATAAAGATTTAGTAGATGCGAAGGACTTTGCATATTAAAAATGCCAGTATATTCCTCTAATAGAGATATTTTCTCTGTTTCAAAATCTTTTTGTTTTATGTCTATGTATGATAATTTTTCTAGAAAACGATCTCTATATTTTGAAACGTGTTTATCTAGGCCGTTTAAATAAAAAACTATGTTCGTTGGAGATGTATAAGCATTCCAAGATAATCCATTATTTTGAAACTCTTCAATGATACCATCGTCAAAATTATGACTCATTAAATGTTCTACTAAATGGGAGATTCCGTAAATTCCTTTGGTTTCGTTAATGGTCGTTCGATTATATACCACATAGAAACCAGATAGTTCCGTCTGGCTGTCAACGTTTAATATCATTAACGTTTTTATTTTTTCTAATTTATATATTTATTTTTCTTTCTGACTTTTTGATAAAACAATTTTTATATATAGAACAAAAAACCAAATTTAATAAAAAATGGGAGATGGATTCTTTTGGTCGTTAGAAAATAATACATGGACACAGAAAGAAAGAATACTTATCTTAGATTCTGACGATTCGACAGTGTTAACATGGGCGCCAACCGGAACAACAACATCTGGATCGACATTTTAAAAAATATAACATTAGATGAAAGTCTTTAATATAAATGACAGTTATTTCAAATATCAAAAATGCTTATCTGGTATAACTTATCAATTTGTTAATCAACTAGATAATATTTATGAAAAAAATTTAATGGTTGGTACAAATTATTGTATATACTGTATGTACAATGAATTTGATATAATTAATAACTTTATGGTTAATTTGTATCAAGTTGATGTCGCCAGTACTACAAATTTAGATTTAACAAAGAGATATTCTCAACTGGATGGAGTTAATTTAAAAACTGGACACAGAGTAATTTTAGTCAACCAAGACAATAAAGTAGAAAATGATATTTACCAAGTTGATTCACGTGGATATTTAATTATAACAGATGAACTAGCAGAAACAGGAAGAACATGGCGTTATAAAGCTTACGTAAAACTTGGAGACAATAAAGGAAAACAATTCCACTTAATAAATACTGGAAACAGATTTCCATTAAAAGGCGAGAGAAAAGATTTCTTGGACGGTCACGGTTATATCATAAAAAGTTTATTTAACTATGATATGTTTAATACTGGAAGTACTGTTCCAAAACTCGTTTTTACAGACTACGAATTAGCCAGAATAAGTTTAAATAAAAATCGCGAGCTTTATGATGGTTTCAAATTTTTGTCACATCAAACTAATAATTATTATCCAGATGATATATCTTCTAGTGTGTCTGGATATAATCAAATGAACACAAACATTCCAATAAATCCAGAGGTGGATTTATCTGTTACTATAACAGGAACCAGTGAACATTATATTTCAAGTTTTATAACAAACGATATTGGAGTTCAATTTATTAATCCAGGTGCATGGAGATTTAATTATTATAGTTATATTGATTATACAGGAAATACAAGTCTAGTAGCAAGAATATATATTAGAGATGTTGGAGGATCCGAAAAAGAAATAGCTGGACCTATAATATCTCAAAATATAACAGCGACTGGAGCATCATATGCTACTCTCAATTATGTAGATTTTACTACAACTGGAATTACTTTAACTAATAAAACAGATAGATTGGTTTTAAAAATATGGGCGATATCTAATGTAGGAAATACTGCACATTTTTTATACGCTGGAACTAATCATTATTCATACATAACAACGTCCCCCTTTCCTTTAAATTTTCCAAACACAGTGGAAATTAAATATCACGATAATAGTTATATTATAATGGTAGATGATGATGGCTCTAAATATTGCTATACTGGAAATACATTAGCTTATTATGATCCATCAGGACATACAATAGGAGGAACCATTTATAATAGGAGTGGTGTTACATATGGAAATGAAACATACATAGAAACAGATACCAACTTTTCATCAAATGCTGATGTTTATGATTATATAAAGTTACAAATATCTGGATCAACTAATTTATATTTAAAAACTTTTATTAAAAGAATAGAGTCCACAGATATAGTTCTATCTGATTATATACCAGATAACATATTAAATGATTATTATACTGGTGCAACGTCAACATACACATTAACAAATTTAATGTACTCACCGTCTACTGGGTTGACAAATATTATGCTAGAGTCTTTCTATTCTAAGTATTTTGATATAGATATAGACAATAATTTAATACCAATAGAAAATCCTAATAATGTTTATTTTGATTATGACGGTATGTATTTTAATGTAACTGGTGACACTTACTATACATCGGGATTTACTACAGGAAATTATTATATAAAATATAAATTGTATGATCATTTAAATAGAATAAACTCTTATCTATTTAATACTTCATATTCATTTTTAATAACTTATACTTTAGATTCTTTCTATGCTGAATATTTCGACGAACGTCCAAATCCTTACACCTATCCAGCTACTTTATCAGACACAAAAGGAACTCTAATAAAAATAACACCATATACATCGAGTTTGGTTAATTATTTTAAAAATCATACTTATGTTAGAGTAAGTGATGGGGCTCATAGTTATAAAACTTTAATCGTGGATCTAGTTCCAAATAGTCATTTTATAATTGAGACTCCACGTGCAAATTCGAATATGACAATATCTACTATATCTACCATTTATAACTTAAAAGAAGTATCAGATATACTCTATGATGTTTATTTGAATGATTTAATAACTGGAACAACGGATGATTATTATCGTCTAAGAGATGATGATATGATAAGGAATATTTGTAACGGATACGCTAGTTTTATAAGCGAAGATATTGGTATAATAGATAATGTAACAGCTTTTTTGATGCAGGATGACCAACACAAATTTATTCTAAAGATATATGATCCCGAGAACTCCTTCAATGGAGGTATAAGTAGATTACCTTATGTTATAACAAGATTGGATAATACTATTGGTAGTAGCGCAGCACAGTTGGGTGGTGAAATAATATCCGATGGTGGAGCTTCTATAACAAAAATGGGCATGTGTTATTCTGCAGATCCTTATAATGTAAACAAATGTGTTCAATCAACAGCCCCTCTTGGTCTGGGAGTATTTTATTGTAATATAACTGGATTAATTCCAGACACAACATATTATTATAGAGCCTATGCTCAAAATAGTACAGGACTTGGAATATCGTATGGTGAAATAGAATCTTTTGTGACTGGTCCTCCAGAATACGATGTTCCTGTAGTTACAACAAATCAAAATAATACGGCCCACTCGCATTATTTGACTTTGGGAGGTAATGTTATTGATAAAAATTATACAGATATAATAGTAAGAGGAATAATAATCCAGACTGGATCCACCACACCAACAACAGGAGATACATTAATAGTGTATTCGCCAGAAAATGGAGAAATCGGTGAATACTGGGTAGACGCAACTGGACTAACACATGATTCTTTATATTCATATGCTGCATTCGCCACAAATATTTGTGGAACCACTTATGGATCAACTTACGAAGTTAATACGTTATATCCAGCTCCACCTGTCACGGTTATAGATGGAATTGATAACGTCACTTATGAAAGTTTTGATGTTCTATTAAATTTAATAAGTAATGATGGTTTAACAGACGGATCCAATATAGCAGATCCAGTACACGGAGTAAGAGAAATGGGAGTTGCGTATTCTACTGCGAATGATATGCCAACAACCGGCGATACTCTTTGGTGTTATACTCCACCTTATGCGATAGGATCATTTACGGTAAGTATAACAGGCCTTACGGCAAATACACAATTTTATGTAAGAGGGTATGCTCAGAACTCCTTATACACCGGTGCAACATGGACTCCTAGTGGATTGGATACTACAGCATATTCGTCTAATATGAAAAGCTTTCCAACGTTACCTTTACCAGTTGCACCAACACTGGTAATAGATAATATATCGCATGTTACAACTACCGCAGATATACATACTAGTATATCATATAATGGTGGATCTTCAATTTTAGAAAAAGGATTGTATTGGAGTACTGGAAATACTGTCGATTCTGCTTGTACGTTTGAATCGGCCACAGGCACAACAGGTTGGTATGCCAATTTAACAGGATTAACATCTTTGACTGAATATTCTATCATGTCAATGGCTGCAAACGCTTTTGCAACAGGATATACTACAGCAACAGGATTTACAACACTTCCTGTTCAAACAGCACCAACAGGAGTTACTTTAGTCATATCTCCTGTAACACCAACAGGAGCAACAGCCACTGGGAATGTTACATTTGATGGATATTCTAATATAACACAAAGAGGAGTACAGTACTCTGGTGGAACATCGTGGCTCGATTGGGTAGATGGAACAGGAATTGGAATGTGGATATCTAATATAACAGGATTAACAACTGGAACAACTTATTGGGCTAGATCTTACGCAACTAATTCAATTGGAACTACTTACAGTAGTGATCCAACTGAAGAAGGAACTGCTAAAGAATTTACAACACCAACCGGTCACATACCACCAGTTTTTGATGCTTCAAGCCCTGTTATTAGTAGTATAGGAATTTCAACAGCAGTAGTCACTTCAACTATAATAAATGATGGTGGTGATCTTGTTACATCGCGTGGAATATTATATTCTGGCACGACAGGCGGATGGTTGAATTGGATAGATGCAGGAACGGGAATTGGAACTTATGGAATAGTTATTACAGGATTAACATCGGGATCTCCGTATTATGTTAGATCTTACGCTGTAAATTCTGAAGGCACTGGTTATTCTAATAAAATATCGTTATTTAATACATTAACACCAACAGCTCCAACAATTCAAATGGATAGTGTAACAGACATAACAATTAGTGGTGCTACTCTAAACAGTAATATAACAAGTGATGGAAATTCTCCTATTACAGATCGTGGCTGTTGGATATCTGGAGGAACAACTCCTGTGATATATTGGCCAGATAGTTATCCAGCATCTGGCACGTTCTCATCTGCGATTACTGGATTAACTCAAGCCACAAACTATACTGGAAAGTCTTATGCGACTAACATTGTAGGATCAAGTTGGAGTAATGAGAAATATTTCCGCACTTTGCCTAAAAATGATGTTGTTGTGGATTTATTTCTTAATAGCGATGGATCTCCAACTTATGTATATCAAATAGGTGATGTTAAAAACATATTTGCTGGCGTTTCTGTATTTACAAACAATTTAATGCCATCTGAATTATATGGAGGTGATATCGTGTTTACAACAGGCATAACCATTGGAAGTTGGGGGACTGGAATAACAAGTTATACCGCATCACCATATAGCTATTCTCCGTTGACAGTAGAAACTAAATATTTTACAGCTAATGAAAGTTGTGGAATTCCAACAGAAAATAAAAGTAAAACAAAACAAGTCGATGCTGTTTATCCTTATTTGACATGCAATAGAATTCCTTATCCAACTCCACCTGGAGGACCAATACCATCAGCTTCTGTAATGGCGCAATTATGTTCAAGTGGAAACTTTTATACTGGCGAATTTCAACCAAAATACGAAGTGATGTTAAAGAAAATAGAACTATCATCTATTCAGAAAACTTATTATTATAATGTAACTGGAAATAGTACAAATGGTTATAGTAATCTTATTTATCTAGCACATCCAACGGGGGCCACTTACGGAACTTTAGATTCCATAACAGTTGAGCAAATTTCAACACATAATATTACATATCCAACTTTTACTACCTATGCTTCCCAACAGATGTTAGCTCCACAAAATCCTCCTAATTCTAAAGGAATACCAAATTCTTGGCAAGTGCTTTATAACGTTTATGCATTCCAAGTACCACAAAATATAGGACAAATATGGGTAACTTATAATTTTGTTATTTAAAAAATAAAATGAAAAATGGATACGAAACTTAAATTAAAACCTATTGAAGTCTTAGACATCGGAATAGATAAATTAACAAAAATACCAGTTCCAATATTAAATGAGAACATGGTATCTGTTTATGATATGGAGAGCGGAGTTCCATCTGATTCTTTCTTATTATATTACAACGCTGGATATGGATATACTTTCTATGCGACTATCGCGTCGAGTGATTCTTTTAATTTATATATAGATTATGGTGATGGAACAAATGAAACTAATATGATATTAACTGGGGGCACTGTCGTATCGCATATATATACTAGCGCTACAACATATACAATAACAATGTCAGGATGGTTGGATAAAATAACTACATTAACTGTTATAAATGGTTTAAGTTCTGTTTCTATAAATTATTTAAAAAAATTATCCACGTTGAATTTATCTGGAAATATTCTAACCAGCATAAATATAGAAAATATGATATATTTGAAAAATATAAACTTGAGTAATAACTACTTTTCAAATGATGAAATAGATGATATTTTTAACACGGCGGATACATTTTTAACTTTTGGAGATCCTTTAAATCAAAATATACTTGATGTAACTGGTTCTAATAATGGAACACCTTCCGTTTATTCGATTAATGCCATAAACAGTCTAATAAATAAATTTTGGACACTAAATTTTAATACATAAAATAAAATATAAAAATGGCTTTTAAAGTTCAGATAATAAATATATCAGATAACATCGACAATATAATATTAGTCAGTGGTTTAACAATTGAAACTGTGAAAATAAAATATAATTGGTTGTTAAATGCTACTGTTAAGAATTGTATTGTAGGTGAAGATGACTACGGATTAGTTTGGTATTCGGGTGAGTGGGTTTGTGGCGAATGGGTTGATGGTACTTGGTACTCTGGTATATGGCACGATGGAATATGGAAAAATGGTAAATGGTATTCATATTTGATCGATAAAGCTATGGTAATCTCAAATAGATTTGTAATTTTAGATAAATATTATACATATTCAGAATTTAGAAGTGGTATTTGGAAACAAGGAGATTTCTATGATGGAATTTTTGGATATGATAGAGATATATCGTCATACAATACATATAACGATTGGATAAATAGAACTTTTATAAGTTCTTACTGGTATAATGGAAAATTCCACAGCGGAGTATTTAAAAATTCTGTTTGGTATGATGGAATTTTTTATGACGGTACGATGGAAAATTCTTATTGGTTATATGGAAAATTTTATGATGGTGTTTTCTATGATTATGAATGGTATAATGGTTTGTGGTATGGTGGAGATTTTGTAAAAGGAAATTGGAGAAACGGAAGTTTTGATCAGACAAATGGTGCAATAAAAAGTAGATTTGGAACCGCGAATCTAACAGGAGGCACCATAACAAATTGGTGGAATGGTACATTCTACAATGGAGAATTTCATTCTGGTCTAAATTTAGATTCTAGCGGAAAAACTTTACCCAGTGTTGATAGTTGTAAAACTAAATGGTGGGGTGGTAATTTTAGAGGAGGAAGTTGGTATGGCGGACATTTTCTAGTTGGTAATCATTATCAAGGAGATTGGTATGGTGGATTGTTTGGTAATCAAACTGGAATGACTTATTATTCAGATAGTATATGGTATGGTGGTGACTGGTATAATGGTTTGTGGATAAATGGAACATTTTACGATGGCCATTTTTATGATGGTATGTGGATAGATGGATTGTTTATAAGCGGATATATATCTACTAACACAACAGAAGGAGATTTATTAGCTGAGTCTCCTCCATCTCCTATTTTCCAGCCGTCGGTCATAACTCTCCCAGTTACTAATATACTATCAGATAGAGCTAATGCAAATGGCAGAGTGACAAACAATGGAGGAGGAATTATTCTAAACAGGGGAATATGTTATTCAGAAATTAATCAAATACCAGTTACAGGAAATACCAATAACAATTATACTGTAACAGATGGAGGTGGGATGGGTAGTATAAGTATTCTTTTGAATAGATTACAATATGGAACTTTTTATTATTATAGAGCTTTTGCTATGAACATAACAGGATTAACTTATGGGGATGTATCTGGTTTCACATCAGGCTCTATTTCTATTGGAGTTCCATCGGTTACTACTTATGAACCAGATTTAATAACTAATATATCGGTTTACGCTCACGGAAATGTAAACGCTAGTCCTGGAAGTTATGTAACAGTTTATGGATTTTATTATTCTGATACGGATTCAGTTCCAATCGGAGGAAATGCCGGAGTTTATACTTTTATAGCTCCGCCTCCTTCAAATCCTGGTCCCGAAGGCGAAGGAGCCTTTGATGTTACTGTAACGGGATTGACGAGTGGTATTACTTATTATATCAGAGCTTTCGCGGATAATGGTAGTTCACCACCTTCGGGATTGGGTGATGTTAAAGAGTTTACTACTACTAGCGGAACCACAACTGTTCCAATCGTATCATCTGATAGTGTAACAGATATATTAGATACATCCGCTACAATGAATGGAACGGTTTTGGATAGTGGTGGAGATCCGGTAACGATTGTTGGAGTATGTTGGTCTACAGGATCCACAATTCCAACAACAGGGGATTCTACTTCAACTTTACCATCTCAAACTCCATTTAGTATATCGATGACACCACTTACTGTTAATACTGTATATTATGCCTGCGCTTATGCAATAAATGGAATTGGAACTGGATATGGAAGTGTGATAACATTTACAACAAGCACGACCCCAACGGTAAAATTAATATCTGTAACACCATTATAAAAAAAATTAAATATAATGACTGAAGAATTAAATTGTGTGGGTAGTTTGATTAATAACGGAGGATCTCCTATATTAGAGAGGGGATTCTGTTTGTCAACTTCAAATAATTTTCCAACTATAGATGATGATATTAGATGGATTGCGACTGGAACATCTGTCGGGGATTACTCTAGTATAGTAACAGGACTTACACAATCCACATATTATTATGTAGATGCGTATGCTATTAATGCTGTTGGAGTATCTTATTCTAATATAATACATACAAAAACTAGCGGTGTTTCTATTTATCCGGTAATTACTGTTTCAATAACAGACATTAGTTTAAATCCAAAAAATATTTATGAAATGGGAACTAACACTTCAATAACAGTGACTGGCCAAACAATAAAAAATGATGAAACGATATTCAACGGAGGTGAAATTAAAGAAACAACCTCCAATAATACTAATCAAATTTTATCATGGAGTGGATATAAGTCAACATATACTGTTAATAGTAATTTTTCTCCAGTTCATGGAGCATCATCAACGTGGAATTTAAAAGAAACAGCTTATGCTTATTGTGGATCCCCGCAATATACGATTACAGCCAGTACAACAATAGATGCTGTATTTCCTTTCTTATGGGTGGTGATGCCTAATACGCCTCCACCATCAGCTTCATATTTTGATCCTGGTTGTGGGAACGATCCAACTAATTATTTCTATAAAGACGCTTCCGATGTAACGACTACATATCTAAATGGAAAGTCTATAATAAAGAAACCATCGATTATGACACCTATATCATTTTTAATGCGTCCTAGATACGTGAGCGGAGTATTTTATAATACGTTAAAATTGGGATATCCAGCATATTATGGAGATATTCAATTTAGTTTAGATGGAAATTTATGGGGAAATCCAGGAGCGAATTTATCTAATATGACAGTTGGGACTGGCAGAGGTGGAAGCGCATTTGGCATAGTTAATTGCTGGTCATACGGTTATAAAATTTTAAATTATGTTTTTAGTTCACCATATAATACTCCTTTTTATTTTTACATTAGATTTATAAATTGAAAAGTTTGGAAAAAAAATTAATATATAAAGAAAAAATTCATTACATTTGCGAATGGAAAAATACATATTAAATTACAGCTATTACATGATTAATGAAGCTAAAGAATCTATCGAATTCCCTTTGTTTATATCTGATAGACTAAGAAGGGTGCTTGAGAAAATATCCACCGAGCCTATAGCAATCAAATTGCTTCAAACTAAAATGGCTGTCGATATATCTTATATAGATATAGACTTAGATAGTAAAAGTGTTTCGTTCTTACCTCTTGATAGAATGGATAGGTTAGGATTAGGAACAGGACCGGAAGCGATAGAAGCTTTGGCAAAAAATTGGCCGAAAAATCCACCACCAGATTCAGATTTATGGACTAGTAAATATAGACAGAGTCAAAGTTGGGGGAAATTAATTAATAAATTATTTCCGTCAGAATTTTCAAACATGGATATAGATCGCTTCTATAACAGATATCGCCCTGAGATAGATGCCAGCAAGGAAGATGATAGATTTGAAATAGTTAGAGGAGATGATATTAGATATTGGTATCTAGAAGATAGGTATAATGGGCAGATGGGGTCGTGTATGAGACACGCTGGATGTCAAGAATATTTTGGAATATATACTAACAATCCAGAAAGATGTGGTCTTTTAATATATCATGATGATGAAAAAAGTAAAAAGATTTTAGGAAGAGCTCTCGTGTGGAACAATTTATTAAAACCAAGTGGAGATACACAAGAAGATAAAAATCCATATTGGCTTTTAGATAGAGTTTATGTTGTCGCTAATAGAGCAGCAGATTTGCCTCCTATTTTTCATAAATATGCTATAGATCATGGATGGATTTATAAACTAAATAATGACTTTTTGTTGAACGGACAAAGAAAAACAACATCTGTTGCGATTCGTTTAAAACCAGTGGAGTATAAATATTATCCTTATGCGGATACTATGTGTTATTATACACCATCGACAGGAAGAGCTGCATCTACAGCTGGAAATCCTGCAAGAGATCCCAACAATCCGTCTAAAATTTTTCCGAGATATTCTTTGAGGAGTCAGGGTGGGGGAGCACAACATATTGGATAAAAAAAATAAATATATAAATAAAATGAGCACAGTAGCACCTTATAAAAAATTTCTTAATGAAGCTGATGAATTAATATCAGAAGAGCCTAAGAAATATGTTAAAGGAGAAAAGAAATTGATGAAATTATTCTTATCTCCAAAATTAACAGATTTTCTTAGAAAAATGATAGCAACAGGAGATTTTCAAGTAAAATCTGTAGCTAATAGAATTTTAGGTCTTAAACAAACAGATGAACTTTTCGATCTGTCATATGTTGACGTTGATGCAAATAAAGACGACACAATATCTTTTATGCCATCAGCTCGAGCATGGCGCAACATGGATTTCGTTGATCAAGAAGATGCAAATATAGAACCTTCACCAGATGATCCTTGTTGGAAAGCTTCTGGAAGACAAACTGTAGCTATTGGAAAATTTGTGAATAAACTATTTGATGATTTTTCAGATGTTGCTGTTGCGAAATTCGTTAATGCTTATAAAGCTGAAATTGCCGCTACTCAAATATTCAATAGATTTAAAGTAGTTAGAGGACAAGATATTCGTCACTATTATAGTGAAAAAACCTACGCTGGTAGAGAAGGAACTTTAGGTGGTTCGTGTATGAGACATGATAATTGTCAGTCATTTTTCGATATATATGTTGAAAATCCAGATAAATGTGGTTTAGTTATATTAACAAACCTAGATAATAAACTTATAGGTAGAGCTTTGTTGTGGGGTCCTCTTAGAAAACCCACAGATAAAATATTTATGGATAGAATTTATACTATAAAACAATCAGACGAAGAATTATTTAAAAAATATGCGGTTGAGAATGGTTGGATTCATAAATACACACAACAAGCGCACGATACTTCTTACGTAGAAAACGGTCAAAAAGTCAATAAATCAATTGCTCTTCAATTAAAACCAAAAGTTTATAAACAATATCCTTATATGGATACTATGAAATATTATAATCCTGGAACGGGTAGATTAGGCTCTGATCCAGGAAATCCAGTGCCCGAGCATAAACGTTTTTATTTGGAGGCTACAGACGGGTCTGCTAGAAAATTAGATTAAAAATAATGGTAATTAGAAATTTTAATGGTTATATTTATGAAGATTTGGCTACTGTAAAAGAACTTCCAATGTTCTATTCGCCAAAATTTCGCAACATTTTAGAAAAAATAGATTCTCCAGTGGCTAATGATTTATTAACTTTAACCAAAAGTGGAGAAAAATTTCCAGTATCTTATGCTGATTTATCAGACAACATAGATTTTTTAACAGTTCTTCCAGTAAATAGAGTTCCTAGATTAGAAGGAGTGGCGGAAGAAGATTTAGAAGATCCAAAAGATGATAGCGTTGTATGGCGCGAAAAATTCAGACAAGAAGTTAGAATTGGAGCTTTTGTTACAAGAATTCTTCCAAAATATGCTGGATCAAAAGATCTTGAGAATTTTGTTCATCTAGTCAAAGGTAAATTAGATGCTGCTAATTATAATATAAAATTAGTAAGGGGTGAAGAAATAAGATATTGGTATCATGTAAAAACATATTATAATCCGAATCCAGGATTTGAAGAAAGACCCGAAGAAGGTGTGTTGGATGTTAGGACTCCATTGATGAGATCTTGTTTAAAACAACCAGAAAAGCAACCATTTTTCGATATATATGTCGAAAATCCAGATAAATGTGGATTATTAATAATGACAAATAAAGACAATAAATTGGTGGCGAGAGCTATCGTTTGGTCTGATATTTTCATGGTAGATAATCCGCAAAATCCTACAAAAGGAACTATAATGGATAGAATATATTATTCAAACGAATCTGATGTAAATATATTTATTGATTATTGTAAGGAACACGGTTGGTGGTATAAAACAAATCAAGCTAAAGGATGTGAAACATTCGTTGTGAATGGAACAGTTATGAATAAACCTCTTACAGCCAAATTAACAAAATTTGGACATTTTGACAAATATCCTTACATGGACACTTTTTGTTATTATACCCCCGATACAGGTCGTCTAGCGACATCAAGGGGAAAACCAGCTAAAAATCCAAAGACTGGCGAATTCTTTGAAAAATATTTACTTCAAAAGACAAATGGAGGATTTAAAAGGTTATTACCTAAGTAAAAATAAACAAATGGTGAATGATATTATATAACTATAGTGATTTCTTATTTGAGGCGGCCGAAAAAATACCTCTTATTCTTTCTCAAAAATTAGAAAAAAAATTATCTGTTATAAACAATCCAATATCTAAAGCTATTTTAGATACTAAAACAAATACTTTATTATCAGATATATCTTATTTGGATTATTTTGAAGATAAAGATAAAATAGATAAAATTTCTTTTTTGCCTTCAGGTAAAATGGAAAAAGAAGGAATAGAAAATTTTACAGCTAAAGGAAGACAAGAGATGTCTGTTGGTAAGATCGTGAATAAATTATTTCCAGACAAATTTACTCAAAAAGATATAGAAAATTTTGTTAATGATTTTAAAGCAGAATTAAAAAAATCTTTTGTTAACATAAAATTGGTAGAAGGTGAAGAAATTCGTTATTGGTATTTGGATAGTCGTTATGCTGGAAGTCACGGCGATGTAAATAGTTCGTGCATGAGACATAAAAACGCTCAACCATTTTTTGATATTTATTGCAATAATCCCGATAAATGTAAATTGGCCGTATATTTAACAGATGATAATAAAAAATTGTTAGGAAGAGCGTTGGTTTGGTGGGGAATGCGTAAACCTACAGGAAGAGTTTATATGGATAGAATTTATACAATTAATGATGCTGATAAAAAACTATTCATGGATTATGCTGTTTCTAATAAATGGTTACATAAAGCTCAACAAGTTATGGGAAACCCAGCCTATATAGATGAAGGAAAGACAATTTATAGTTCAGTAGCAATACAATTAAAACCACAAATGTATAAATATTATCCATCATTGGATACTCTATCATATTATACACCATCAACAGGAAGATTGGGTTCTAATGCTGGAAATTACATCCCGGGGAATCCTCGTTATATTTTAAATAGTACTACAGGAGAAGCCCGCAAAATAGACAAATAGAATATTACTAAAAAACAACTAAAAAATAATTAACCCCGCATGGATTGTGAGATCAAAGTGTCCAAATTTAAGGACATTATTGATAATATAACCAGTACAGATCAAGATTGTAATTCAAAAACTATAAAACTACATTACAAGTGTGAACCAGATGCTAGATGTATAAGAAATATCATTTCTTATCTGCGCTCAAACGAAGATTGGAAAAATTATAGATTTAATGAATACAGCGTAGGAAAGAATGATTCTGGATTTATTATCACTTTTGGTTATGTAGCTCCGAAAACAATGATTTTTTCTAAATAAGACAATATATTTATAATATATAGTTGGAAAAATCATCCAAAAATATGACTACAGATAGCATTTTTTATATATTCATCGAAGAACAAGACGAAAAATGTGTTATTAGACTCGTACAAAACTTCGAATGGAAAGTTGAGCTCGTATCTGGAAATGAGCCTGACGATTTATTATTCTCTTATTCCAATAAATTTCTTATTGACGATATATTGGACGATTTAAGAAATCAATATGATTACGTTGAAGAAATTTCTTTCGTAGACATAGAGGATTACATGTCCTAATATTGGAAAAAATCCACTTTTTTTTGTTAATATATATCTTTATATTGTACCAAAAAAATACAAAATGTAAAAGATATGAAAAGAAAAAATGAAGCAAATGAAATTGGTATTGATGTTTTCAATATCAAAGGAGTTGATAAGAAATTAAACAATCTTCTTACTTTCGATGATTTTGAAAAATCATTTAAATTTAAAGAACAAAAGGTAACAAAAAGAACTGATGTCGGATTGGACATTTTAAATGAATGGAATAACCCATTTAAAAGAGTGGATTCGAGAATTTCTGAAATTTTAAGAGTTCAGGGAACTGAAATGGATCAAAGAGATGACAGAGATAGAATATACACCAAAGAAGAATTAGAAGAAATGGATAAAGAACGTCTTTCCGATATATACCATCAAATGTGTCATCCAAGAGGTAGGGATTGGTAATCCATTTCGGTGAAAAATAATATAGACAGATATGAAAAATATAAAAAATTTTGAACAATTCAATGAGCAGCACGTTATTCGTCACGAAATCGGGGATGAGTATGAAATTTTTGATGATTTGAAATCCCAGGAAATTTTATCTTTGATAGATGATATTAAAGATAAAATTGAGAGTGGTAAATATCATGTAGAAATTTATGATGATAATTATGAGATATACAATGCAGAAAATGATAGAGTTTATTATTTAACATTTGATTATGGCATCGAAAAAGTGATGCGTCAAATTTCTTTATTGGGGGAATATGCCCATTTACACATCATAAATCCTTATGGTGGTCCCAGAGAAATAATATGGTTTAAAAATTTTGAAAAAAAATATAGAAAAGAGTTCTTTAATAAACTCAGGGAATTGGGAAAGGTCGCTAATAAAGCAGCCAAAATTACAAAAACTAAATATCGCTCAATTTAAAAAAATAATTAGTCATGTAATGTAAAAATAAAAAAAAATAATAAATAATAAAAAACAAAAAAATAATATAGACAGATATGAAAAATTTAAAATTAGAATTATTCAACTTTAAAAACAGATTGACATTTGATCAAACTGATATATCAAGCTTAGTTGAAGGATACATTATCAATTACGATAATTTTTCTGAAAAAGAGCTTGTTAAGTCCATCAATGAGAAACTTTTAAAGTACACTTATGATACTGATGTAAAAAGATTTCTAGAAAGCTTGGATTCAGAAATGAAAACGTATCCATTAGTTTACGAATTAAAAGATCTTTATAAACGTGTTGAGAGAGAAAATCAAGGTATGTTATATCGTCAACCTCTTAACACAATATTAGAAATCATCAATAAGCCGGATGATGATGCTCGCATGGAATCAATTCTCAATGAGCTTCGTGTTTATGATTGGGTCCCACAAATTAAGAGCTTCGTATTTAATTTAACAAAATCACCATTAGAAAGACAGAATATGTCTAACAGTGGTAAGGGCGATAAAGTCTTCACAATCGTAGAGAAAGTAGAAAATGGTTATATGGCCTTTGTAGCTGATAGATGGTTCATGATTGACGACAAAGAAGTTAAACAAATTTTAGCTGAAGATTACATTGCAGATGATGATAAAATAAAAGAAATTAGAGTACTCGAACAATGTATGAAACTTTCAACCATTGAAAATGAAAAAGTAACATTCAAAATTGACGAAAACGTACAATTAAGCCTTTCAACAAAGAACGACAAAGCAATGTTTATCAATGAAGAAAAGTTAGACGCTGAGACAACTCTCGAGAATGTTTTTAATTCGCCTATCATTCCTTATTTAAAGAGAGATTACTTTTTATTAATCAGCACATTAAAGGAAAATTTAAATAACCTCGTAGAATTAGACATAGCTTTAAAGGTAACAAACATTCTTAATCCTTATTTAGAATCATATGCTTTCAATTACAAAGACAAAATGTATTTATATGCCAAAGATATTCGCACTGGTAGCAGTTTCTATCAATATGAATCAGTTAATGAACTTATCAATGATGTAAAGAAAGATTTAGATTATGATTTAACTCATTTCTTCGAAAACAAATTATCCAATGAATTGAAAAAATTGAAGACCTTAGAAGATAGAGAAAAATCTATCGAGATTAAAATTAAGGACATTAATGAAGCCATCGATGAACTCAAAAATGAGCAAGCTTTATTAGAATCAGACAAATCATTGAAATTAACTTTCGATAATTTATTAATTCATAGACATAATCTATACAAAGAATTAAACGTCACAAAAGACGAAAAAATTCAATTTAAAAAATCTTTAATTAAGTAATTATCAGGCCTTTATGTAAAATGCTCATATTATATATATATAATATGAGCATTTTTTTCAAACTTTTTTATCCCCTAGGCATATAAGGTTCAATTTGATTATTAAAGCGTTGCAAGCATCGTATTAAAATACAGAATTTCGTAGTAAAATCAAGCTTTTCAAGCCACTTTCAAGCCACTCTAGCTATTAAATATCTAACAATTTTTACTATTTGGTTTCCTAAAAAATAATAAAAAAAGCATGGCTAATTATCTTGATGATAATGAACTCTTCTATGAGATAGTCCTTAGTAAAGGCCGCGGCGTACTAACTAAAAAAGCAGAACGTATGTTCATATTAATTGGAGAAAATATGATAAGAAAAAAGAATAATATGTATAAGACGCAAGACGACAAAAATGATTGTTTACAAACAGGCTTACTCTTTATGTTTGAAAAATGGCAAAATTTTAATGAGAAAAAATATAAATTAGCCCTTCCTTATTTCTCTGAAATTTTCAAACGTGGAATGGCACAAGGATACAACGACCTCACAAATAAAAAGACTAATCAAGAAAAAATAGTAATGATTAGTCTTGATTCTTGTAATGATGGTGAGGGATTTCATAATTTATAAAAAATAAAAATTTAAATGAAAAGATTTTTAAATTTTATAAAAGAAAGTAAGGGAATATCTCAAATAAATAAAATTTATACTGATTATTTTATTGAATATTATAAACAACTCGGGTATGGTGAATTTACAATAGAAGATAGTGATGATCAAAGATTACCTTTGACTAATTGTTTATTGATAATAAATAAAGAAAACCCTCATGCGTTATTTGATCCTACACAATCTTTCATAAAAAAAGAAAATGATAATTATTATTTATATAATATAATCTTTATTATAAGTATAAACGATAAAGATGATATTTGGTTATTAAAAGAACTCATATCCCATGAAATAAATCATTGTGTAGAATATTATAAAATATTGAAGTGGAACGAAGAAAATAAAATTGATTCTAAAATAGTTCATGAAATAAAACCAAGACATCTAGCTTTCAAAAAGATCATTAATGAAATAAAAGTCGAAACTAATAATCCGTTTTCATTTTTTAAACATCTTGTATACCTTTCTTTAGACAGCGAATACAACGCGAGAGTATCTCAACTTTTTCAATTTTTAAAATCTATCGACTCTAAAGATAAGAAGGTATTGGAAGAAAAATTGAAAACATCAAAATCTTATAATGCTTATCTACAATTAGAAAATTTTAATAGTAAAGATTTTATCAATGAGTGTATAAATAAGATAGGATTGGATGGGATTATAAAAATAACAAAAGATTTAAATAAACAATTGTTAATAAATAATTTTAATAGGTTGACTTCATATAATTTTATAAATGATGATGTGATAAATTATGAAGATCTTATCAATTATTATAATAAATGGGAAAAAATGTTTAAATATAAAAATAAGAATCATATAAAAAATCTATATAGAATGATAGATGAGGTTATTAATGATAATGGATTAAGAGAAGGTTATAAATTTGAAGAAATATGACCTTTTTATTTTTATATATAATGTAAAGATAAAATAAATATGCACAAAGATAAAAAAATATTATTTAATTTCAGAATTCATAAAGAATTGTATGATTATCTTTCTAAAAAATCTAAAGATAATTATACTACAATGACCCAATATATTATTGATCTCATAAAAAAAGATAAAGACAAAAATGATAAAAGTTTGTAGTAAATGTGGTGAAGAAAAAGATATCAATAAATATTGTGTATGTGACGAATGTAAAAAAGAACATAGAAAACAATATAAAGAAAAAAATAAAGAAGCGATAAAAGCTAAAAATGCTGAATATTATATCTTAAATAAGGAGAAGATAAATAAAAGAAATATAAATTATTATTATTTAAATAAAGAAGATGTATTAAATCAAATAAAAAAATATAAAAATGAAAACAAGGGTAAAATATCTAAAAACTATAAAATATATTACGAAAAAAATAAAGAAAGATTAATACCAATAAGAAAAAAATATTATGAAAATAATAAAGAAGAATATTTAGAAAAAAGCAAGGAATATTATCAAAATAATAAAGATAAGCATAAAGAATCTGTAAAAAATTGGATGAAAGAACATAAAGAAGAATATAATAAATATAGACGTCAAAAAGTTTCGGAAGATAGAAAATTGAGACCATATTTTTATGCTTGGAGAGATGTTTTGAAGGGTACTTTAAAAAGATTAGGAAAGAAAAAAGAAGGACATACAATAGATATTTTAGGATATTCTGCATTAGATCTAAAAGAGCATATCGAAAAACTATTTCTACCCGAAATGTCATGGGATAATTATGGCTTATGGCAGATTGACCACATTAAAGAAGTTTGTACTTTTGATAAAAATACTCCTCAAAATATAGTAAATGCCCTAAGTAACTTGCAACCATTGTGGAAAGAAGACAATTTAAATAAATGGTTTGAGTTAAAAAAGAAACTGAATAACTATGGGATATAGAGCTAAGCCAAACCGCCCAAACGTCTATAAACAGGGAGCATATAATATTATCAATCTTGATAAGTATCTTGGTGATCCATCATGTGTATGGTATAGAAGTAGTTGGGAATATAAATTATATTTTTTTATGGACAATGAGTCACGTGTTCTTCACTGGAATGTAGAGGGCATGACAATACCATATGAAATAAATGAAAATGGTCATTGGGAAACACGCAGATATCACCCGGATTGCTACGCAGAAATACAAAAATTGGATGGAAATATAAGAAAAGTGGCTATAGAAATAAAACCACACGCTGAGACCGAACCACCAGTAATGCCCAAAAGAATAACAGCAAAATCTTTAGAAAATCACGAATATCGTATGAAATTATTTCTTATAAACTTTAACAAGTGGAAAGCCGCTAAAGAGTTTTGTACAAGAAGGGGAATAGAATTTTTTGTTATGGACGAAACATTTTTTGACGGTCATAGTGTAAAAATATTTTAAAATATGGCGGAAACTTTTGGTAAATATTGCAGTGCGTTGTTGGGTGAATACAACGATAACATGAAAAGATTGGTTGAAGACTCTACTGAAATGATATTCACATTTGTTCTGAAAAACCCAAATCTACAGGTTAGAAGATCAAAAAATGCGGAAATAATTAAAGGTAAATTTTATTTAATACAATATAATTATAACGGCAATAAAATATGGTGCCCTATATTTGTAATAGATGATAGATATAGCACCGAAAATCAAAAGCGCATAATATATGCCGTGAATTTTGATTATCTTCCATATCGTTATAAAATAGTTTATATAGATAAATTATTTAGAATTTTCCAAAACGAAATAGATAAACATAAACGCAATAATGAAGATGGAAATACCGTCAACGAAGAAACTCCGCTAAAAGTTAATTTTGAAGCGGTCTATAGAACTCTAAAAGATAACGGAAATTTTAATTATGCCATAACAGCTTACGATTATTCTAAAATAGTAGGTTTAGATAGTAGTCCACAAATATTTGGAGTGTCAACTACAATAATGAGTAGATTAATTTTTATTAACACTAGAATAATTAATAAACGTGTTATGATGGACACTTTAAAAGATAGCGATGTAGAAAGAGAAAAAGAAAAATTAAAAGAGATTTTAAAAGCCTACGAAAAAACGGCCTTTGATTATGAAAATGATGTGAAGGAATATTATGAGCAGCTTAGATTACTTGAAAATAACTACAAACTCTACGAAAATCAATAATCAAATTGGCCGAAAAAAATTTATATATAGAATAAAAAATAAATAATATGAAAAAGGTTAAAACATTCGAAGAATATAGATATTTGAAATTAGATCCGTCTAAGAAAAATGTAAAGGATCCTAAAGAACCCTTTTTCAATGAACCTAAATATGATTATAAGAGAAAGAAAGAAATATTTGGTGAAGTTCCAAAACATGAATTAATAGAAATAGACCTCGATGTTGTAAATAACATAATAGAAAGTCGACCTAGTTTTGGGGAGATGGTAGATTTTGTTTTGAAGAAAATTAAAAAATACGCCGAAGATTATCAGTCTTTCATGATCCTGCACACGAAAGACGAAGATTATCTTGATAGTTATCTAGTTTTCGCGGACCTTGAAGACAATGATATAAGAATTCTCGATAGATTGGGGTTTGGCATATACATATATGATGATTCAAACGAGTATAGTGAATATTTCAGTGACAAGACTGAAGTATCATGGGAATGGAAATAAAAATTAATAATGGTAGAATTAGATTTTGAAAATTTTATTAATGAAAAAATTGGAATAAGAGATGATGTCGTGATTCTATCTGAATTCTTGTATAATTTTTTGAAAGATAAAGACAAAGAGAAAATTGTAATAGAAAATAATTTTCCGCCGACTACTTTTAAAATATCAAAAATAATTATACAATTTATAAATTATCAACATTTAGGAACGTTAGATGAAAAAAGAACAAAATTAACAAACGATGGAATAGAGATATATTTGATTTTCAACAAAACGAATGATTTATCAAAATCTATCATTTATCATGAATTGTCTCATTTAATAGAAAAAGAAATAAAGTTATCTAAAAGAATTGATGATTTTAAGAACGTAATAGCAGCGTCGAAAATTTCTAATTTTTTAAATAATAAAAATTTTGACAACCTATGTAATATGATATATTTATCAGACGATAGTGAAATAAAATCAATAACCCATGAAGTTTATGCTTCATTCGAAGGGGGGTTTAATATATTAAAGGAGAACGGGTGGAATAAAAATGATATATTCAACTTTTTAATTAAAGATTCAAATATTAAAAACGTGTACGATAGTATGATAAATTACAATATATTTGAAGATTTAAGAGATGTATCAGACAAAAACAAAATTAAATTTTTTAATGATTTAATAAACTGGGATAGAAAAATTATAAGAGTTAGAAAAAAAGAAATTCCAGCTTTTTTATTCATTAGATATCAAATATATCAAATTTATCATAAAAATAACAAAATAAGTTTAAATGATATTATGTACAAAACACAAAAGCACATAAATATGAAAGGAATGAGACTTAGAAATAATATCCATAGATTATATGGTTTATTAGAAAATAAAAATTAATAATTAATAATGGCAAGTTACGATCGTTATAGAAACAAAGACCAAAATCAGCAACAAGGCACAACAACTAACTTTGGACTGTTTAACAGAATATTAAGAGGACTCTCCACTATGTTTGGAGGTCTCGAATATAATGACATGCGTATTAGAAATTCCTATTCTATTGGAGTACACGAAGAAACTACTGATGTTCTTTATCAACCCAATAGTTCTAACATGTATGATTTATTCACAAAGAAAACGATAGCAAGATTTCTAGACAAAAAATCTATCGCTTACCTTGATAGAACATATCTGGATAAACGTAAAATTTTAAGACAATATTCGATCAAAGATGAAATAAAAGATTTTATCACACAAATCGCAGATGAATGTATAATTTATGATGAAAATAATAATTTTTGTTTTGTAAAAGATCTTCCAGATTCATATGAACAAACAATAAGACAAAAATATCAAGAAAATTTTACAAAACTTATAAACACATTTAATTTCAACGAAGGTCAAACCGCGTGGAATTATCTTAAAAATTTATTAATTGATGGATATATCGCTTATGAAATCATATATGATGATAAACAAAAAAATATAATTGATCTAGCTCCAATCGATCCAATTACTTTGATTGTAGCCACAGATCCAAATACAAATACTATGATTTGGATTCAACATCCAGATAATCCAGCACTTAGAAGAATATTACTAGATTCACAAATTATTTACATTTCATATTCTAATAATAATGAATATGGTGAAACTTCATATGTTGAAAATTTAATCCGTCCGTTCAACCAATTAAAGATGATTGAGCAAGCTAGATTACTTTACAATATTAATCAAGCTTCAATTTATAAGAAATTTGTTATTCCCGTTGGAGGTTTAACTCGTCAACAAGCTGAGCAACAAATTTATGAACTGATGAGTGAATATCACGATGATGTTCAATGGGATGAAAGAATGGGTACGGTTTCCATCAATGGTCAAACCAATATTCCATTCAGTAAGGACTTCTGGTTCCCCGAGGGGCAAGCTGGTACTCCAAATGTTGAAATTTTACAACCAACTCAAGTTAATTTAAATGAAGATATAGTACTTCAATGGTTCTATAAAATTTTAAAAAGAGCAAGTAAACTACCTTTCCAACGTTTTGATGAAGATCAAGGTGGTGGTTCCTATGCTTATGACTCGAGCGCTGCTATTACTAGAGATGAAGTTAAATTTAAGAATTTCATTAATAGAATCAGAACGATATTTAAAGAAATTATTACTAAACCTTTAAAAGTTCAAATGATTCTAGATTTTCCAGAATTGAAAGATGATGTAGATTTTAATAATTCAATCAGATTGGAATTTATTTCTGATACATTATTTGAAGAATGGCGTCATTTAAAGAATTTAAATGAAAGAGCTTCCATAGCTCAAACTTTAAGTTCTTCATTAATGGGGGCGGATCAACAACCATATCTAAGTATAGAATGGATAATTCGTCACATTATGAAATTCACAGAAGCTGATATCGAAGAAAACGCTAAATATAAAGCCATGGAGAAAAGAAGATTAGGCGGAGCTGGCGCTGAAGGCGGTGAAGCCCCTGGTGGTTTCGGCGGAGGCGGTGGAGCATTCGGTGGCGGTGAAGCATTCGGTGGCGGTGGAGCTGAATTTGGCGCGCCAGCCGGAGGTGAAGAATTTGGAGGCGGCGGAGCTCAATTTGGTGCTCAACCAGGAGCTCAACCGGGAGCTCAAGCGGGAGCTGGTGGAGATCAAGCAACTCCACCTCCACAAGGCGGAGGAGGGGGAGCGCAAGCACAAACTCCCACTTTCTAAGTTACATAAAACCCAGCCGACTTGACTGGGTTTTTTATTTGGAAAAATATGACATTTATATCTTTATATATACTATAAAAGATAAAGATATGGAAAAAAAGGACAAGAAATTATGTAATTTTTGGTTGCCTAATGATATTTATGAATATTTGAAATTAAAATCAAAATCCGAATACATGTCTATGACGAATTATGTGATTCAATTTATATTAAAAGATATGAAAAATAATAATAAAGAGAATGTTATTAAGTAAAAATGTCGAAATTATATTGAACGGTGCCAATTTTAAACATTTCTATTCTTTGGGATATGAAAATTTAAAATCTGGAAACAAATTAATTGTACCGGTTGAACATTTAAGTAAAAATAGTAAAATAATTGTATCCGTTAAATGTGATATTTGTGGGAATACAAAAAATATTTCATATTATTCGTATTGTAGAAATATAAAAAATGATAATTATTATACTTGTGAAAAATGCTCATTTGTTAAATCTAAAAAAACAAGATTGAATAAATACGGAAACGAGAATTATTGTAATAAAGATAAAATAAAAGAAACAAAATTACATAAATACGGGAACGAAAATTATTGTAATAAAAATAAAATAAAAGAAACAAAATTACATAAATACGGGAACGAAAATTATTGTAATAAAGATAAAATTAAAAAAACTTTTATTGAGAAATATGGAGTCTGCAATATAATGCAAAATGAGTATATTTTTAATAAACAACAGATAAGTAGTTGTTTATTAAGATATCATGATAAAATGAATCTCTATTACAGAGGAACATACGAACAGGACTTTTTGGACTTTTGTTTTGAAAATAATATTAATATAAAGTCTGGTAAGAGAGTTTTTTATTTGAAAAATGATGAAGGACATTATTATTTTTCCGATTTTTATTACGAACCTTTAAATCTTATAATAGAAATAAAATCGAAATACACTTATGAAAGAGACCTAATTTTAAACAAATTAAAGAAGAAGTATTGTGTAAAACAAGGTTATAAGCATATATTCATAATCGACAAGGACTACAATATCTTTGGTAAGTATCTTTCAATCAATTAATTATAAAACAAAAAATTTTTCTCTAACTCTTCTAAACACCACTAAACAGAGGTGTTTTTTTATTTAACAATACACTATCCTTTCAAAATGGAAAAAAGGGGCTTTTTTCTGTTAATATATAATTAAAAAATAAATAAATCAAGCATGAGCATAAAGAATGTTCTAATTATTGAAAATTCAATAAATGGTCTGCAAAAATTAAACGAATCCGTTGCTCCTTCCGGTAAAAGACAATATATACTGGGCGGTATATTTACAGAATTCAACGTAAAAAATAGGAATGATAGGATTTATCAAAAAGATAAATTTTTGCCGCATTTAGAAGAATTACTAGAAAGAAAAAATACTCTGGGTGTTGTATATGGTGAATTCGATCATCCAGATGTTTTTGACACAAGTTTATCGAGGGTATCTCATACAGTTGAAAAAGTTTTTTATGTCAAAGAACACAATAGAGTAGATGGTGAAATCAAATTACTAAACACTCATTGGGGTAAAGAGGCACAAGCTTTAATAGACGATGGATGCCCGATTTTTGTTTCATCTCGCGCAGCTGGTATCACAGAATCTAATGGTGAGGTGACTATAAAAAAACTATTCACCTACGATGCAGTCGCTGATCCAGGATTTAGCTCTGCAAAGATGGAACTACGCACCTTGAATGAATCTCTTGGCTTAAGAGGAGTAAATGAAGGTGCCAACTTTAGGATATATGACATATCCGACGAGTCAAAAATAAACGATTTGTTCAATATGGATAAAAATGAATTTGTAACAAAAGAACAGATGGAAAAGTACTCAAATTATTTAACAAATCAGATCACAAAAACAAAAAGTGAAATTAATGAAGCACTCTCCAATGGTGACTTCGATCCCGCAAAGTTACAAGATCTGTATGAAAAGTATGATGCTTTCCAAGAAGGCTTTACTAAAATAGCCTCTTATCTTGACTATTTGGCAGAAACAATGCAAGTCTTAGTACAAGAAAACAAAAAAATTAAAAAAACAAACGAAAAGTTAGAATCAAGATTGGAAAAAACAAGAGTTAAAACAGATAAAATTATTGAACATAATGACTATTTAGCTGGAGAACTCGAAAAATCAATCAATTACACAGAGTATGTTGCTGAAGCAGTTGATAAATCTATCGACTATTCAAATTACATCGCTGAAACATTAGACAAATCAATTGATTTTTCAGAATATATCGCAGAAAACGTTGATAACACTATCAAATATTCTGAATATGTCGCAGAAAATCTTGATAAATCTATTGATTACTCACAGTATATTGCTGAGAATCTAGAAAAGAGTATTGCTTATGGTGAATATATCGCTGAGCATGTTGATAACAACATTAAATACGCAGAATACATCGCCGAACATGTTGATAACAACATTAAATACGCAGAATACATCGCCGAACATGTTGATAACAACATTAAATACGCAGAATACATCGCCGAACATGTTGATAACAGTATTAAATATACTGAATATGTTGGTGAACAACTAGATAACAGTATTAAATATTCTGAATATATTGCTGAGAATCTAACTGACACTATTGCTTATAGTAATTATCTAGCTGAATCTATTGATAAGAATGTTGAATATGGTAAATATTTAGCAGAGAAATTAAATACTAGAGGCAGCAGATTAAACGAGCAAGTAGAAACACCAGAAGAGAAAATGGGTAATTTTAAAACAGATTCAGTCGCAAAATATTACGACGAAGATGAAACAGACGACATGACAGAAGCATCACCAGTACAGGGCCAGGCTCAGCCACAAGCTCAGCCACGTGCACAAGCTCAACAACGTGCACAAGCTCAACCAGTTCAAGGTGAAGAAGGTGAAGAAGGTGAAGATATCGATGTTGATGGAGTGAATGCTGAAGAAGTTCAGGATACTGAAGAAAAGGCAGAATTAACTCCAGGTCAAGTTGTTAAGATCGATGATGATAAAACTGGTGAAATTTTAGCTACAAACGCTGATAATGGAATCGCTGTTATTAAATTATCTGACACTGGTGAAGTTCAAGAAGTTCAAGAATCAAGATTAACAGTTATCGGTGATAAAATCTATGATTCAGAAAATACATTAAAGAAACTTATATTAAAGCAAATCAATGAGTCCAAAAAACGTAAGGCATCTGATGAGACCGAACCTCATTTCTTACTATTCTTATCTGAAAAGAAAAAGGCAGCTTATTACAACCTTTCACAAGACGATAAAGAAAAAGTAATTGTTGCAATGAACGAAAGCAATGGTTATACAAATGAAAATGAAGTACTAGGTATTATGGCTAAGGCTTTAACCGTAGCCGAGAGAAGCTTTAATGACACTTTGATCGACAATATCCCAGGCGATCTAAGACCTATTTGGGAAAGTTTACGTCCAGAAGTTCAAAATAGTATTTTAAGTAGTGCGCAATTTTATACTAATTTGAATGAGGAAAAAATGGAAAGTTTCTGGAATTCTAGAAACCTCCATGAATATGCAAAGAAAAACATGGGTAAAGTGACTTTGTTAACAGAAAGCAATAACAAGTTCGATAACACTAAACTCAGTGATGATCAATTAGATGCATATTTAAAAAGATTAAACCAAAGGTAATTATATATTCGATTGGCATTTGGAAAAAAATGACTTTTTAAATCAAATATATAATAAAAAAAAATTAACAAAAAATGAATTTTTTAGTTGACAATGCGAAAGCAATAAAAAAATGGGCTCCTATTCTCGACGCTCTCAAGGTTGTAGATGATGATAAAAGAGCATGGATGTCCGAGTATGCAGAAATGCATCAGATGAATGAAAATGTTGGCTATGCCACATTAAATCAAAATGGTATGGGTAGAGTTATCGCTCCAGTTATCTCAACAATTCCAGGTTCAACTTGGCAGGGTGGTGGTACAATTGGTAGTGGTGACGTAGCTCAAAACCTACTTCCAGTAGCTATGAAGATTGCTGCTCAGACAATTGGTTTGGATTTAGTGGCTGTAAAACCAACAGCTTCTCCAAGAATCGAATTGCTCTTCGTTGACTTCAAATATGACAACGCTTATGGTGATGGTGTACGTGAAGACGCGGAAGCAAATCAAAGACCTCTTGTTTTTAAAATCCACATTACAACAGCTATTGATGCAGCTTTAAAGGCAGCTATTCAAGCTTTCTTAACAGCTAACGCCGTTCAAGAAAGAGTTGGTGGTTTATCAAAAAGAGTATGGGTCGACATTTCCTCAGGTACAATGACAACCACAGCTCCAACGACTTATACAAACATGATGGAATTCCTCGGTTTCTCAAGAATTGATGGATATCCAATGTTTAGAATCTATCGTCAAGCTGGTTTCTCAGTTGGTAACTTAGTTCCACAAGACGCAGCTCCAGCATGGCAAGCAAGTTTGAACACATTCCCACAAACTGGCGCAACGACTACTATATTAGCAACAGCTATAATTAGTGGTATTACACTTACAACTGGTGTAACCATCGAATTAATCTCCTTATTGGAAGATCATATTCCTGGTTTCTCCGCTGGTTGGACATCCAACATGGAAAACGGATGGGAAGGCCCAATGAGTAGATATCAGGATGAAAAGATTTATCCGGGTGTTATTGGTCCAGACGTATTCACCAAGTCAGTTCAAGTTGGTGATATTGAAATCTCCTCAACATTGAAGAGAACCCAAATTGAAGATATTAAAGCCTCAACAGGTATGGATATCGTTCAAAAATTAGAGGGTGTTCTTATCAATGAACTTACTCAAGTTATTTCTAAGGAAATCGTAGGTAAGATCAGAGGTTTAGCTCTTAAGAACAGAGTTTCTTACACAGCTCCAAAGGCAGTTGATGGTGTAACTTCAAAATTTGATCTCAACGTTGATAATTATTTATTAACATTAGGATCAACTGGCACAATTGGTGGTGTAATGGGTGAAACTACCCATAGCATCCAAAGAAAGCTTATTGCCAAAATCAATAACGCTTCCAACTTTATCGCAACTGATGGTAGAATTGGACCAGCTCAATATATCGTAACAAACGGTAACTTAGCTTCCGTTATTCAAGATATCGCTGGTTATACAATCAACCCAGTAAATGCTGGTAAATTAAACACCAATGGACAACTTTACCCAATGGGTAACATTGGTAACATTGCAATCTATGTAGATCCTTACATGAGATGGGATGATAACTATCTTTATTTAGGTAGAAAGAATAGCGTTGACCAACCAGGTCTTCTCTTTATTCCTTACTTAATGGCCCAATCAATTTCTCTAATTTCGGAAGCTACGTGGGCCCCACGTATGTTAATTCGTAGTAGATATGCGGTAGCCGATATTGGATTCTTCCCAGAAAAGCAATTTATGGCCATAAAAGTTACTGATAGTAACGGTGTTCTTATCTAATAGTTTATCTATTATAATACTAAAAAAAGACCTCATTTGGAGGTCTTTTTTTTATGCAAATTATTTTGTTAAAAACATATAAAAATAATAATCTGGGCTATTAAAAATTAATATATAAGAATAAAAGACTGTGACATAAAAAATGATACTAACAAACAAAATTGAAATTAAAACCACTAATAAAAATATTGGTTACTATAATAGTATTGGATTTGATGTTAAATCTGGTGATATGATAACTATCATTCCAGAACAATTACCAAAATCATCTAAACTTAAAATTGAAGTTGAATGTGATAATTGTCATCAAAAATTAAATATATTATACCATTCATATTTTAGAAACATTGAAGATGGAAGTTATCATTGCAAAAAATGTTCTTCTTTAAAAAGTAAAAAAACATCATTGGATAAATATGGTGTGGATCATCCATTGCAAAATGAAGAAATCAAAAATAAAGTCATTCAAACCAATATTCAAAAATATGGAGTTGAATATCCTTCTCAAAATGATAATATCAAAGAAAAAATAAAACAAACTTGTTTAGTAAAATATGGTGTAGATTCATACATGAAAACACATCAATTTAAAATTGATGGAAAAAATACAATGATTAAAAAATATGGAGTTGAACATCCTCTCAAGAGTGAAGAAATAAAAGAAAAAATATCTATAACATGTTATAATAAATATGGTGTCCCATCACCATTAATGTCTGATGAAATTAAAATGAAAATTAATCAGTCAAAAATTGATAAATATAGTGATAAGAATTATAACAACAGAGATAAATATAAAA